CCGCGCCGATGACGACGACGTCGTACGTGACCGGCGTGCCGGCGGCGGAGTTGACAAAGTCGAGCAGGTCGCCCGTGCCCGCCGTCACCACCACGCCGGCGGCGCTCGGGTCGAACCAGGCGAACAAGCCGCCCGGCTTGATCGGGATGTTCGTCGACACCGCCGAGAGCAGCGGAACACCGTTGGTGGCGGGGCGACTGACCAGCACGTTGTTCGTGTTCGTCGAGGCCGCGGCGACGATCAGGCCCTTGATCCGGGCGAACGTGACCGTGCCGCCCAGGAGCCCCGACAGGGAGCCCGCCAGGTCAAGGCTGTCCGTCGCGGACGCCGCCACGGTGCGGGTGTCGGCCCACACCAGGTCCGCCGCGCCGACGCCTGCGCCCGACGTCAGGTTGATCTGTCGCTTCACCGCGATCGGCGCTGACGGCGTCGTCAGGTCGGACGTTCCTGTGTAGTTGGCCACGAGCTCCAAATAGAGCTTGGTATCAAGGGCCATGAGCCCCCCTTTCGATCATCATCGGAAGCCCGCCTTACGTGCGGCCTCATCGACTGCGTCTCGGATTTCGTTGTCCACCCGCTCGAAGTGCGGGCGCGCTCCCGGTTCGAGGAAGGGCCGGGCGCGGTGGCTGTACCAGCGGCGGCGATTGCCGAACAGCGGTGCCCGGAAGGTGCCTGGTTTGCCGCCGTGCTCGTGCGGGCGGGCGTGTGGCGCCTTCTTCCGGTTGACCACGATGGACAGGCCCGGCCTGGACTTGGCCAGGCTGACCGACAGCCGGGTGGCGCGCGGGATCCGAGTGGACCAGGCGGCCTTGGCTCGGACGGAGGCGAGCGCCGCCTGCCCCGTCTTGCGCAGCTTGGGCCGCAGCTCGTCCCTGATCTCCTTCGGCAGCTTGCCGAACTCGCCGATGAACGCCTTCAGTTCCGCTGTGCCGGATGCCATGGGTTCACCTCGTGAACGCGTCGACGGCGACGGAGAACCGCAACTCGACGAAGGCGCCCTTGCTGTCCTGCTCCTGGGTCAGCTCCTGGGTGGCCATGCGGGTGCGCCCCACCGTCCCGCTCAAGGTCGGGTCGCTGGTGAGGGTCTGCCGGGCAGCGGCCACCAGGGCGTAGGCGATGTCCCGCACGGACTTGGCGTTGGTGCCGCCCTTGCGGACCCACACTACGCACGCGATCGTGTACTGCTCCCGGTCCGGGCCCAGGTCCGCTCCGCCGCGGGCGAGAGTCGTCTCCACGGCCGGCTCACCCGGCTCGCCGGTGAAGCCGACGCACAGCATGCGCGTCTCCTCGGTGAGCGGCATGCCGTCGATGACCTTCACGTCCGGCAGTACGGCCCGCCAGGCGGCCACCAGAGCGTCGATCGCGTCCGGCGCGGTCCAGATGGTCATGCGATCCCCGAAATCTGGTCTCCGAGCATCTCCTGCGCGCGGCGCGGGATGGAGAACCCGAAGCGGGGATCCCACACCTCATCGGTGCCGAAGCGGGGCAGGCTGCTGCCGCGCTGGGTCTCCCACATGTGCTGCAGGATGATCCGCGCCGCCAGGTCGATGTGCGGCGGCACCACCGCACGCCCGGAGACGTAGGTGACGCGTACCGGGCCGCTCATGTAGGCGCCGTCCTTGCGCCGCACCACGCCGCCCAGCTCGTCGGCGTCCAGATCGGCCACCGCCTGATCCATGCCGCCCGTCTGCGTGGTCATGACCGAGGTCAGCTCGAAGACCGGGGCGTGATTCAAGGCGATGGCATAGCCGCCGGGATGCTTCTCCACCACCGTGCGGCGCACCAGCGCGCCAGCGATCCGCTCAATCGGGACGGTGATCGCACGCAGGTAGTCGGCGATCTCCTCATCCTCGCTGGTGTCGTCGGGGTCGATGTTGAGCTGCTTCTTCGCCGCGGCCAGGCTGATAATCCCGGCTTCGCCCCATTGCGGCGCGACCTCGAACGTCTGCTCGTTGGCGCCGACAGGTGCCGTGGTCACCCAGCGGGCGACATGACGCCCGGCCTGCGTCGAGGTGTGGTCGTAGTGGTAGAGGCCCACGCCGTCATTGAGCGGGACGATCGGCCCTGTGTCGGTGCCGTCGGGCAGCAGGATCGTCAACGTGATCGAGGCAGGGTTGGCGAGGACTCCGCCGGACCGGACCTCGGTGACCAGCCGCATGGCGGCGCCGAACGCGATCGTCGTCACGTGTCCCCCTCCCCTGTCAGATCGGTCGTGGCCGCGTTGGTGGCGGTCAGGCGGGCGGTGGGCTCGGTGCGAGAGACGAGCGTGGCGGTCGGCGCCGCAGCGGTGGCCAGGACGACGGTGGGTGTCTGCCGGGTGATGAGCGTGGCCGGCGGGGGCGGCTGCACGATCGCCCACGTGGTGCTCAAGGCCAGAGGTGTGCGCCCGGTTGTGGTAGCCAGGTGGCGGCTGGTCGCCTGCCCGCGCAGGGCGAGGCTGGTGCGTACGGCGGCCGACGCAAGATGGCCGGACGTGCCCGAGGCTGCGAACGCGAGAGCAGCGGTGGCCGTCGGCGTGGCGACATGCTGGACCGCGCAGCTCTGGCTCACGGCCAGCTGCGCCTGGCCCTCGACGACCGCCGCCTTGACTGCGACGCCGCGCGCGGCCACGGCCAGCGACGCGATGCCGGTGACAGCCCGGGCGATGGCCTCGGACCGGCGGGCGCTGAAGGCGGCCGCGGCGAGCCCCGTCACGGGCAGCGACTTGGCGGCCTCCGAGGTGGCCACGAGCGCCGCACTGCCGGTGCTCGTGGCCGGAACGGTCTTGGCGGCCACCGACCATGCCGCGGCGCCCAGTCCCGCAGTGGCGGAGACGGCGGCCACGGGAAAGAAGACGACACGCGTCCAGCCGAGCACGGGCGCGAGCGCGACCGCTGGTGCGCTCTTGAGCGCGGTGGCCACCGACGCCGCCGCGAACGGCGTGCGGCCGGCCGCCGGGAGGACCTTGGTGGCCACGGCGTGCCCGGCTGCAGCGAGGGGCACGTCCGCCGTGGCGGCACCCACCTTGACCGCGCTGCCGGTCGCCGTAGCGGCCAGCTCGGCGGTGACGATGGGCGTGGCGTTCTTGGCTGCGGTCGAGTTGGCGGCGGTGGCGAGGCATCCTCGCGCGGCGGTAGGCGTGGTCTTGCGTGCGGCCGCGGTGCCGGATGTCGCCGTGGCGGCGGTGGCAGTGCTCGTATGGGTGGCGGTGGTCGCGCCTGCCTCGGCGAGCGCGGCGAGCGCCCGCCCAGAAGCGACCGCGGTCTTGGCGGCCGCGGCGACGGCTGTGGTGGCGAGCAGGCTAGTGGCGGCTGCCGGGGAGGCCTTGAGCGCCTCGGACTGGCCTGTCGCCGCGAGGGCGGCCACGCTGGCGGCGGGGGCGGTTTTGCGTGCCGCGCTGGTGCCGGTCGCTGCGATGGGAGCCTGACCGACGGCCGGGCCCACCTTGCGGGCTGCGGCCCGGCCAGCGGCGGCGAGCGACGCCCGCGCGGTGACTGGTGCAACCTTGCTCGCCGTCGCGGTCGAACCGAGCGCGACAGTGGCCGCGCCTGTCGCCTCGACGACGGGCGCGCCCGATGAGATCCAGATGCGGCGGCGGGCAGGCCCCCACGAGATCGGCGGCCCATCCTCGACGGTGGCGCCCGTCCCGCCGGACAAAGTCCTGGCGTTGCCGGAGTAGTCGGCCGTCTCCGGGCTGAGCAGGGGATACCAGGCGCGCAGGCTCTCGGTCCGGTAGGGCGTGTAGGTGGAGGCCTCCTGCTGGAGTTCCGCCACACTGAGGGTCGCGCCCCACCACTTGAAACCGCAGATGCTGCCGTTGAGCCATTCACCGTTGTAGATGGACCGGCCCAGCTGCAGTGTCTGGTTCACGACCGCGCCCTGGCTGGCGATGGCGACCGTGGTGAATCCGGTCGTCGGGGTGCGGTAGACGGCGCTTCCGGTCGCGCCGTTCATCGCCACGCCGAAGAAGTACCAGCCGCCGACCGTCATGGTGGCGATCGGAACGGCGGTGAAGCTGGCAGAGGTGATGAACTCCATGTCGACGCCAGTGCCGGACGTCTGCAGGATCGCGAATACGTCGCCGCTGACACCGTCGCCCAAGCACCAAGCTGTGGAAAAGGCGTTGCGGTCCGTGACTATTTTGACCCAGCACGCCACCGAGTAGGCCGACTGGGAGCCGAGCGCGACCGTCCGGTTGTAGGTCTGCGCCTCGGCGGAGAAGCGGACTGCCACGCCGCCTCCTAGCTGTAGCTCAGGCGCACGCTGGTGACGATCGCGTCCCCGGTCAGGTCATCAGCCGCATCCGACACCAGCCGAGTGACCCGCAGCCACACCTCATCCCCCGCCGCCAGCCCGTCCGGGTTCACGATCGTGACCGTGGTCTTCATCAGCTTCTGCGCGGCTGTCGAGCCCAGGTCCGTGCTCGCCTGCTGCGCCGTCGCGAAGGCCTTCGTCTCCACATTCCCGGTGTCCACACCCGGCGTGATCGCGGCTACAGCCACCTGCCAGGCGACGCCATGCGCGGCCGTCGTCGACGTGTCCGCGTACCACAGCACATCGCAGGTAAGGTCGCCGGAGGCGTATCCGGACGGGTTGAACTTCCAATAAGCGCTCTCGGCGGTGGTGGCGTCGAAAGCCAGGCCCGTCACCGGGAAGTTCGTCCCGTTGTTCTTCACGGGCTGCGGGAACGCCGTCGCGGCGAACGCCGCCTCCTCCGGGGCCAGATACAGCTCGGCGGCCATCAGCCGTCCTCCTCAGCCCACAAGCGGCCGATCCGCCGCCACAGCACGAAGCCGAACAGCATCGCCTTCTGGGCGAGCGTCGCCCCCGTACGGAACGCCGTCGGCAGTGCCGAGTTGAAGCTCGCCTGGTTGTCGTCGATCCAGTCGTCGATCGCCGCCACGGCCGCCAGTAGATCGGCCTTGTTGAACCCCGACGTGCTGGAGGTGTTTTCCCTCATCCACTGGGCGGCCACCCGCTGGCGGGCCGTGGCATCCAGAGCCATCAGATGCCCGTCGCGTCCAGCACCAGCGCGCCCGCCGCCACCGTGATCTGGCCCTGCGCTCCGAACGTCTCAGGGATCACCTTCTGGAAGAACAGTTCACCCTGCCCGGTCAAGTTCACCGACGCGCCACCCGACGTCAGCGACACCTCGAACGTGTCCGTCGTGCTCGTGACGACGTGATAGACAACGCCCTCGGTCAGGCCCGTCGGGAGGCTCTCGCCGAACACGTTGAACAGCTGCACCCGGTCGTTGTCCACCAGGCCGTGACCGGCCGACTGGATCGCGTCCGAGGTGATGCCCGCCGTGTCGACGGTGCCGAACCCCTTCACGCTGCCGTTGATCGGCGCATACCCCAGGAAGTTGTTCGTGTTGCCCGATACGGCATTGAAGAACAGCAGGAACGCGTACGTCCCGGCCGGGACATCGAACGTCAGCGCACCCGAGTTGGACTTCAGGCCAGACGCGGCAGCCGCCCACGTCACCGCCTGACGCGCATAGGCAGGAGACCCGCCCGTCGCCTCCGTACCTGCGTAGTTCGCGCCCGTGCCAGGGTCGGTGATGTTGCCCACCCCGATGTGCGTAATCCCTGTGACGGACTCATCCAGGCCGTCCAAGGCCTTGTTCTTGCCGAGGTCGTTGAACGGCACGGCTTCCTCCTAGACCAGTTCGCCAGAGGCGGTGAACGAGAAATTCGGGGTTGTCCCGGACGGGGCGGCCCACTGCAGGCGGACGTGTTTGTCCAGCCCCGAGAACGACTTGGATTCGGAACTGATCGCCGTCTTGGCGGCGAACGAGCCGACCGTGTACCAGGTCGTGTTGTCCGGCGAGGTCTGCACGTTCACGGTCAGGCTCGGCGTAGTCCCCGACGCCGCCGTCACCGACAGCGTCAGCCGCAGCGTGTGCCGGGAGCCGACCTCGATCGAGCTCGTGTTCCCGGCGCCGGTGACACCGGTCTGGGCCGTGCCGAGGACACCGATGCCCCCGGCACGCACCAGCCGGCCGTCCGCGTTATACGACACGGCTACCTCGCCTTGCCCGGACGCCGGCCGCGACTCGGCGCGGCCTTCTCCGCCGGCGGGGTCACGGCGCGCTCGACGCAGTCGTGCACCTGCGGACGGGTGACGCCGAGCCGCGCCAACTCGGCGTCCACCGCGGCCACCCGATCGGCGCGGTCATATCGGGCGTAGCCTTCCCGCTCCCGCAGCAGAGCCGCCACGTACGCCTCGTTCGGGGTGTCCACCTCGATGTGGTCCACGCCGCCCGTACGGACGCTGCGAACCGGCACCTGCTCAGGCACGAGATCCTCCTACTTCGGGTCCGGCTTGCGACGAGTCGTCTTCGGCGCGGCCTCGCCGGTGTCCTCGGCCTCGTCGACCTTTTCCTCGGTCTTGTCGTCGATCCACTCCGTGACCGCTTCGTCGCGCTCCTCGACGGTCTTGCCGGAGTAGTTCTCAGCGGCCTCGACCGCCTTGGCCCGCTCCTTGTCGGGGGTGGGGCCAGGCGTAGCCAGCGGAGCGCCGTGCACCGTCGAGCCGGCGGCGGCCCGGTCGGCGGCGGCGCGCCGGTTGTCTTCGAGCTGCTTGACCGACTGCGGGGTTCCGTCGGGGGTGACGTAGCCCTCCTCGCCGGGCCGCGGCCAGTCGCTGTCGTGCTGCTGCTCGGCAGCCTTCTCCGGGGTCGGCTGGACGTTCTCGGACATGGGTTCCTCCCACGGGGTAGTGATGTGGTGTGTGAGGGGTCCGGCCGGGACCATGGCTCACGTCCCGGCCGGTTTGACCTGCTAGAACGTCGGGGCGATCATGCCGGTCCCGGCGATGATGCTGATCGCCTTCGGGTATCGCTCGCTGTGCAGAGCGGCGTAGTTGTAGAAGCGCAGCAGCACCGACAGCTGGGCGGCCAGCGGCTCGCGGAACGTCTCCGAGCGCGGCGTGCCCTCGAAAAGGATCACGTCGGAGCTGCGGGTGATGACGATGCGGTCCTCGTTGGTGCCGGCGCCCAGGTTGGTCGGGATGTTCGGGTCGACGAACACCGGAAGGCCCTGCATCGAACCGACGAAGCCCTCGGAGTTGACGGTGCCCACGGACGCGATGACGTTCTGCGGCGCACCAGCGACCGGGGTGACCAGCGGGCGGCCCGCGGTGTCGAGAGCGGACAGCAGCCACGCCCACCGGCGCGGATGCATGAAGATCACGTCAGGCGGCATGAACCGCTGCGTGTGGATCTGCTGAATCGCATCCGCGATCTTCGCGTACAGCTCGCCCGCCGTCGGCGAAGCGTCGGTGTAGGTGACCGCGTTCGCGCCGGACACGTTCAAGATGCCGCGCTTGTTCGCGGCGTTGTTGCTGATGACGAACGTGTCGAGCTTGACCGCGTAGTCCGCGGCCAGGTCCGCGAGCAGCACGTCGTCCATGTTGATCGGCGACTGCTCGATCAGCTGCAGCGACACCACCTGCTGGCCGGCGATCGTCGCCACCGCGGCGGTCACGCTGTTGGTGGTGGCGTCGGTGTTCTGCACCGCGGTGTTCTGCGTCGCCTGCTCAGCCACGGCGGTACCGGTGGCCAGGCGCGGCAGGTTGATCGAGTCGGTGCCGCCCGGCAGCGTCATCTGACGCACCCGGTTGGCGACCACGCGCGAGGCCCGCGCCAGGCCGATGTAGTCGTTGAGCATCCACAGCGGGGGCACGAACTCGCCGCCGGCGCCGTCCGTGGTGGTCAGGGCACGCTTCTCCAGCTCGGCCGACACCTCGCGGCTGTTGCGAATCAGCCGCTCGGTGGCGTCGCGGCTGCCGAGCAGTTGGGCGCGGACCAGGTCACGGAAGTAGGAGTTCTGGCCGCCCTTTCGGTACGTCTCCGGCTCGGAGGTGACCGTCACGGTGGGCCGCTCTCGCTGCTCGCCCGCCTGGCCGTACTTGGCCGACAGTTCCGCGTGCTTGGCGTCGCGCCGCTCGGCCTCCTCAGCCTCGCTGACGCGGGCCTCCATGGCGGCGATCTCGTCGTCCTTGGCGGTGATGGCGGCACGCTTCTCGCCGAATGCCGCGGTCTCTTCGTCGGACAGGTCGCGCTGCTCCGCCCGGGGCGCGGTGAGCACGCCGTCCAGGTCGGCCTTGAGCGCGGCCCTCTCCTCCAGCAGCGTCTTCAGCTGCTGGTGCAGGAACTCCAGCATGGGAGCCCCTCCCTTCAGGTAGTGGGTCGTGCCTGCGGGTCCGTCCGGGTGGTGGCTCAGGTGGTGGCACGCGACAGCGCGCTCCGGCGTGAGCTCCGGCGCGTCAGGTGGGGCAGGCGATCAGCCGAGGAGAACTGCCTCAGCCTCGTACAGCGACAGCGGGTTGCGTCGCCGAGTCTCAGGTGCGGCGGGCGGCGCGAAACGCTGCCCCAGCCGCTCGTACAGAGCGCGGGCTTGCTGGTCGCCCATCCGGTCCAGGTCCAGGCCGCGCATCGCCACGGACGTCTCCGGGTTGGCGCCGAAGTTGACCACCGACACGTCCCCGCGGTGCAGCGACACTTCGGTGATATCGCGCTGGTCGTACTCAGGTGACCACTGCTGGCGCATCACCCGGAAAGCGAACGACATCTCATCCACGTTGCCGTCCTGCAGAGCGGTGAGCATGTCCCGCACGTCGTTGCGGGCCGGGTTCACCTCGGCCCGCATGTGCAGGCCCTGCTCGTCCTCGGCCAGGTCCAGCGTGCCCGCCTTGGTGTAGGCCATCGACAGGCCACCATGGTTGAGCAGCAACTGTACGTGCGGCTGCTCGGCGAGCGTCTTGGCGAACGCGCCGGCTCGGACCACTTCGGTGTAGCCGCCGAACGCGTCGTACATCTCGTAGCCGGCCTCGGTGATGGAGGCGTACCCCTCGACCACAGTGGAGCCGCCCGCCTGGGCCCGCACCTCCAACTGGACGGGGTAGGCGCGGCGCTCAGGGCCGCGCGCCTTGCCGCGCTCGCTCAGGTCCACGTCTACTCCTCGGTCATCCCGTCATCGTCGGCGGCATCCCCGCCGAGGGTCTGCATCTGGGTGATCTGCGCCGGGGTGAGCGGCGGCCGGTCCTCAAGCTCGCGCGCCTCGTCCTGGGCGACGAACCGGGCCTTGATCGCCATGGCGTGCGCCCGGTACCGGGTGAGCAGGTCCGTCCTGAGCAGGGCGCCCCGGTTGAACTTCACCTGCTGCGGGCGCGGCAACAGCGACGACAAGGCCCGCTCCAGGCGGGTCAACCACGGGTCCAGCGCGTAGATGAGCAGCTGCAGGTTGCGCTGCTCGATGTTCTGATAGGTGAGCGATCCGCCGGTCTCGTAACCGAGGATCTCCGCGATCCCCGGGCCGAAGATGCGGCAGCACTCCGCCGACGTCATGTTGTTCGTTTCGAGGAACTGCGACTCGTTCGGCGCGATCTGGATCGGCTGATACGTCCATCCCTTGCCCAGCGTGACCGGCTCCCGCTTGCCCTGCAGCGCCGCCATGAACCGCGACTTCGCCGTCTGGGCGTCGCCCTGAGTCAGGTTCGCCTCCGAGGTGAGCACACCCGTCGGATGCGCCCCCTCCTCGAACCAGGCCGCGCCGAACCGCATCGCCGCGATCCCCGTGCCGATCGTCAACGCCTGATACGCCACCGGGGACAAGCCCTGCAACCGGCCCGGGATGGGATAGACCCGCTTGTGCCACATGTCCGACGTCGGGACCTCCTGCCCGGCGGCCCGCCAGTGCACCCGCCCGTCCTTCATGTCGCGCCAGCCCTGCACCATGTCAGGGTGCTGCAACACGATCTGCGTCGGCGTCCCCCGGCGCTGGTCCCGCTCCCCGACCAGCCCGTACACGTTCCCTCGCAGCAGCGACGACGCCATGTACTGCCAGATCCAGTCCTCAAGCCCGTACCCGTCCCCGCCCAGGTCGAGCATCCACGACGGCATCCGCTGCTCAGCCTTGCCCGCACCGTCGCCGGCGAAAATGTCGATCGGAAGCATCCCCGCGGTGCCCGCCAGCAGGGACACCGACGCCCACACCGCGACCTTCTGCAGCGAGGCTTCAGCCTGCGACAGGTCCACCCGCGCGAACGTCGACCCCAGCGAGGAGTTGGGCGGGATCGGCGGCTCCGTCCCCCACTGGCGACGCTCCACCGGCCGGCCGCCGAAGATGAGGCTCACGTCGTCCTCCGATCGGCCCGGATCTGCTCCCACGCCCTGTCGGCCAACAGCAGCACACCCGCCGTGATGAACCCCGCCGGCGGCCAGGCAAGCCACGCCCCGAACGCCACCAATGCCACCCCAATCAGGCCGGGCAGCACCTGAACCAGCAGCCGGACGGCGTTACCGAGCGGTGCCGCAGACGCGGTCGCAAGCTTGCGGAGGCCCTTCACGCAGCCCCCTTCACCAGATGTTCTGCAGCGGGTCCATGTTGTTGGCCAGGTGCCAGGCGGCACGCTCCAACGCCATGACGCCACACACCGCGAGGTCGATCTTGCGAGGGCTGCCGGGCTTGTCCTTGACAATCCGCGTGCCGCGGGCGTCGGTTTTGGTCGCGCAGTTCGCGAAGTGCCGTGCCAGGCGAGGATCCCCCGACTGGGTGATCTCGCGGTCCGTGACCGCCTCGTACATGCGCTGCGTCGCGGGGCCCATGCGGGAAATGTTCTGCGGGAAGATCACCACTGGGAGGCCCTCAGCTTCAAGGTCCTCCGCCGCGTCCAGCCACAGATACTCATCCCAGGCGATCTCCAGCACCTCGTACTGGCGGCACGCCTCCCTGATGGCGTCCTTCACCTGGGCGCGCGGTACCGTCCACGACAACTCGTCGCGCGGCTTCTCCCACAGCCCCAGCACCTCCACGTGCGGGCGATCCTCAACGCTGACCGCGACCAGGCCCGTACAGTCGCCCGAGCGGGACCCGTCGAAGCCGAGCACCACCTTGGCGTGCGGCTCGATCCGCCGCGACGCGTCCGCGCACGCCTCCCACGAGCCCGCGGGCAGCCACGTCACCGCCGACGACACCCACTGGTTGCAGCGCTTCGTCCGGAACTCCGCCTCCGGCGTGCGCCGCATCGACGACTCGAAATCCTCAGCCGCCACCAGATCGGCGTAACCCGGGTTCGCTTCCCGCCACGTATCCGGCACCCGATGATCCGCCTCGACCACGCCGGGCTCCCACCACGCCATGAAGAAGCTCGGATCATCAACCTCGCCGGCCGCGACCCGCTTGCCGTGCTGGTACAGCGAATAGCACAACGAATCCTGGCCGGTCGAGTCGGACTTCACGCCCGCGGTAGTGATGCCGACCATGAGCGGCTCGACGCGGGCGCCCATCGCCAGCGCCATCACGTCCCACAGCTCACGGCTGGGCTGGACGTGGACCTCGTCGAACAGGACCAGCGTCGGGTTCAGGCCTTCCTTGGAGAACGCCTCCGCCGACAGCACCCGATACACGCTTCCGGTCGACGGGATTTCGATCGCGTCCCGATACAGCTTGCACACACCCGCCAGCTCGGGCTCCATCTCGACCATCCGCCGAGCCGTCCCGAACACGATCCGGGCCTGCTCCTTCTCCCCGGCGCAGGAGTACACCTCGCCGCCGTCCGGGCCCATCACCAGCCCATACAAGGCCAGGCCGGCGCCCAGGGCACTCTTGCCGTTCTTGCGAGCCACCCCGACCAGCGCCTGCCGGTGCCGGTAACGCCCATCAGGCCGGCGCGCCAGCAGGTGACCAAGAGCCTGCCGCTGCCACGACCGCAGCAGGATCGGCGCCCCCGTCGGGCCGGCCACAGAGTCCTTCGTGACCTTGCACAGCGCCTCGACGAACTCCACGCAGTGCTCGCCATCGCCACGCGCCACGTCCGCGGCCGGGACCGACGTCAGCCAGCGAGGCGGCCACCCGTCAGCCCTCCCGCTTGGCACGCAACGCCTCCAGCTTGCTCACCCGCGTCACCTCAGCCACGCCGAGACGCGTCCGCGCCGCCGGGTCGAAGCCGAGTGAGCCCAACGCAGACGCCAGCTCACGGTGGAACGTCGCCACCATCCGGCCGTCAGCTGGATCACGCGTCGCCCGATACCGCTCCCGCGCCACCGCCACATCGTCAGCGAGCCGGCACGCCTGCTCCGCCGCCTCAGCGTCCGACGTGGGCGAAATCCACGTGATCCCCGACTGCCAGACGCGCTCCCACAACCTGCGAGCCTCCAGCCCAAAGTCCGCGGGATGCTCAGGCACGCCCTCGGCCATCGGCAGCGCCACCACCGTGCCCTCAACAGGCAGCGCGCGCTTGCCCGGGTTCCCGAGCCTCCGCTTGACCTCCGTGGGTTTCGGCGGGCGTCCTGCAGGCATCGCAAAAACCCCCGAAACAGTCGGAAACCAGAATTTCGCGGCTAGAAAA